TTTAATGATATCCCCCCCGAAGAGCCGAAGCTTTCCGAGGGAGAGAAGATGTTGCTCGACTTGTTCAAACGTGTTCCAAAAGACAAGCAAGAGCTAGTCCTTCAGATGATTCGTGTTGCTTTAGGAAATCAAGAATAATGGCAGTGGTTGTCATCAGAGCTTGCTCCGGGTTATCGTTTTCACGGATGATTCTAATTAGTTCCTTTTCGTTTTCTGTCATTATTTAATTCCCCTTTCATCATAACAATGCGAACATATGTTCTGATTTCAGTGTATTATCTTTTTTCTAAATTGTCAACATATTTCGACACCGTTTTCATGGCTCAATAATATCACGGCAAGTAACGAATATCAATACCCAACTTTGACCATTTACCACCCAACTTTATCATATCTATATGGTCATAAACATCTCTCAAAGAGACACATCTATAATATCGAAAGGACAACAATATGTGGCTTGATAATCTAAAAGAATTGAAAAAGAAGACAGGAATGTCTGCAAAGCAGATAGCAGAAAAGACAAGCTTGCCCGAAAGAACTGTCGCACGTATCTTATCGGGTGACACGGATAACCCCTATGTTGACACGCTTCACAGGATAGTGACCGTTCTCGGAGGCTCGCTTGATGATATTCTTGCTGACACAAAGGTTGTAGTAGCAACTGAGAGTCTTGTGGAGGTTAAGGAGAATGCTAATGTCATTGAAGCCGAGCGTGACCTTATTACAGCCGAGAATGCCATCCTAAAAGACAAGGTTGCCGCCCTCACCGCAGAGAATGATATGCTGAAAATGCAACTGAAACACAAAGAAGAGATCATATCTTTGCACAATTACTATAATAAACTTAAGCCAAGCAATTGAGGTAACTACATATGAAAGAATTTACATTTGGTGCATGGTGCAGATACGGAAAAGGCGATTCGGGTGAATCGTGGGTTGACGTAGAGCTTACGGATGAGGAAGCCGAGCGACTGATATCGTATGGCACAAGAGCAGATATCTACTATGGTGGTTTTTCGGAGTGTGAGGAATTGAAGGACATATACGAGAGAGTGTACCCGATTGCAGTGGAACAGATGACGGAAGAACTCCGAGAGTTCGGAGATTTGGACAGAGAAGACCTCAACGATCCCAACTGGAAAGTGGATGCTCTTTACCCTTGCGGCGTTGAGTTCCCAAGCGAATTTGAAGATATTTTAAGCGATTAACGTACAAAAACGGCAGGTAAAAATTATGAGTTATCGTAACACCGACAACGAACACACCTACGCTCGCTCACTTCTTGCGAATGCTGTTGAATCTGATATGCAAAATGAGGAAGAGCGAGAATATTTAAGAAAATACAAAAAGACCATTTATCAACTCGAAAGTGAACAAAGAGAACTCTCCAAAATAAAAGGGATGATAAAAAAACTGTCTTCTGAAGAAGGTGCAACAAACACCACCGAGCTTGAAGCTTTAGAGGAGACTGTTCAAGATCTTTCAATTTTAATATACCATTACAAGCAATATCTTTTCAAACTTGAAATAACACCGCCTTTAAGAGGTGTAGTTGAGAGGGAGTCGGTGAATTCCTATCTCAAGCAACAAGAAAAGGAAGCAGAAGAAATAATGAAACGACAGGAGCAGCGGCAGTCGGCATTGCAACGATTAAATGAGCAAAAACAAGAAACTTTACAAGTTAAGCAAGAAGTACGGCAAGAAAAAACAAATATAATTGGAAGTATCTTGGCATCAATTCCACTATCTGTTTTGGGTTTGTTGGAATTCTACCTTATCTACGGAATAACCTTATTGGTTGTGTCTTTTGTGTTTTGGATAATATCATATATTCCTATTTTAAATATACTCGTTGAATGGTTACTTCGCCTCGGAGAGAACACTCCCGATATGTTTGCTATGATGGTTGCAGTAACACTTGCATATTTTGGCACCGTGGCAACCACTGCGCGTATAGTTAAGAAAGAAAAAACGCTAAAATTTACTTTAATACTTATGGGAATATGCTTGTTATTGCTAAATGCTATTTTCTTGATTATAAACTCGATATATCATGATGCTATATTGATAAACATCATACTCTCCATAGTGGGGGTGGTAATTATTTACAAAGGTAAAACTAAATAAAAGGAGGAGGTAACTTGTACAACTATTACGATTTTGAACAATTTAAAGCAGACGAGATACTTGCATATCTGCGTAAGTCAAGAACAGACGATCCTCTCTTGACGGTGGAAGAAGTCCTCGCTCGGCATGAAACCATTCTCGACGAGTGGGCAGAGCGCAATATCGGCTGCGTTGTCCCTGAAGAGAATAAATACAGGGAGGTAGTATCGGGAGAGACTATTGCAGACAGACCTAAGATACAAACCATCCTGAAAAAGATTGAGTCTCCTAAGATCAAAGCAATACTTACAGTGGAAGTTCAGAGACTTTCAAGAGGAGACTTAGAGGACGCAGGTAGGCTAATTAAACTGCTCCGCTATACTAATACCATCGTTATCACTCCGCAGAAGGTATACGATCTGAAGGACGAGTATGACCGCGATGCTTTTGAGAGAGAACTGAAGCGAGGCAACGAGTTCCTTGAGTATCAGAAGAAGATAATGAATAGAGGCAAACTGTTATCTGTGAGCCAAGGCAACTTTGTGAACTCAATACCGCCCTACGGATATGATAAGGTGTGGATCACCGAAGGTAGAAGAAAATGCCCCATTCTCGCTGTTAACGAAGATGAGGCACTTGTTGTTCGGATGATATTCAATATGTATGTCAACGATGATATGGGCTGTACTAACATATGCCACACTCTCGACGATCTCGGCATAAAGCCTCCCAAAGGAGAGAGATGGTCTCCAAATGCAGTGAGGGATATGCTTTCGAATATCACATACACGGGTAAGGTTACATGGAACAGGAGAAAGACTGTTAGAGTTGTTGAGGATAGCGAGATATCTAAAACAAGACCTCGCGCTGATGTAGAAGATATTTTGATTTACGAGGGCAAACACGAAGCAATAATATCCGATGAACTATTCCAAGCTGCTCGTGAAAAGCAAGGTCGAAACCATCGCGCGAAGTCAACAACCAAGGTGAGAAATCCTCTCGCAGGTCTTCTATACTGCAAGTGTGGACGTGCAATGACCATGAGGACATACAAAGCCCATAATGGCAAACCAAGGCTCATTTGCGACGATCAAGTGCATTGTAATACAGGATCGGTCTTGTACGATGAGATGATAGACCGCGTTTGCGACATCCTATCCAATAGCATTGCAGACTTTGAGATCAAGATGAGTAAAAGCGACGTCGACTCCGTCAAGCTCCATGAGAAGATGATAAAGTCTCTTGAGAGAAGGCTGAGTGAGATTGAGGCGAGAGAACTGTCGCAATGGGAAGCACAGTCTGATCCCGATCCTTCAAAGAGGATGCCCCAAGCAATATTCAAGCAGCTTAACGAGAAACTGCTTAAGGAAAAGGATGAAGTACAAGAGGCTCTCCACAATGCCTATTTAACTAAGCCTAATCCTATTAGTTATGAGGCGAAGATTGCAAAGTTCAAAAATGCTCTCGATGCCCTTCAAAACCCCGATGAGGATGCCGTTAAAAAGAACAGTCTCCTCAAGGACTGCATTGAAAGGATCGAGTATCACCGCGACAAACCTGAACGTCTCAAGAGAGAACCGGGTGAAAAGAGAGGAGAAAGATTCAAGACATCAGGCGGTCGTTGGTATTCACCACCCTTTGAAATAGAGGTTAAGCTAAAGGTCTGATTTTTTATGCACAATCATATCCATCATTTGTGTTCCGATTCGTCTGCTCCACAATGATGGATATAAAAAGAACTGAAATAGAGCATCCCTTTGGGATGCTCTTCTTTTATTCCTTCACTATGAAGGCATCGAAGCCCACCGCTTTTATTTTCTTCTGCATTGCCTCTGCGTTAGACTTGAGCAGATAAGCACCGACTTGCACACGGTATAGAGTGCCTCTCTCGCCTTGAATTTCTACACCCAAGGTCTTTAAGATGCCTTTGGCTATTGCTACCCCCATCGCTTGTTTCTTGCCCTCTGTGGCTAAAATTTTGAGGTCTGAGGCATTGTCCACAAAAGCACACTCAACTATCACCGCAGGGCAAGATGTCTCGCGGATAAAGCCATAGTAGTCCTTGCCGTTGGCGTTCTTTCGTTTCTTCGCTCCTCTTGAGTTCTGACCTACCTTCACGATCTCCGCGAGGATATTATCTGCAAGAGTTTTGGACGTTCCACCGCCGTAGTGATAGAAAGCTTCTGCTCCGTCACCGCCGCCTGCATTGTTATGAATATCCACCGCGAGATCAGGCGAAAATGCGTTGCACTCTTTGATTTCGTAACTTAATGTATCGTTTTCGTCTTTTGTACGGCTCATTTTCACCGATACCCCGTGCTTCTCAAGCTCATCTCTGCAAGCCCTCGCAATGGATAGGTTCAAATCTTTTTCCTTGGTGTTGTTGGCTACCGCGCCCGGATCACTGCCCCCATGTCCTACGCCAATAAATACCTTTGCCATTATACATCACCCCCTTTTAACTTATTTAGCACAGGCTGAAAGACACCATTCCAAGATGCCGATAGCCCTGCCGCTAATGCACCTATGAGCAGACCTGCCCCTACACTTTTCAAGGCTTGAATGTCAAACACATCGACGCCTGTCATCTGCGTAGAAAGGCTTGCCACAAGATAGGCTATAGCTGATTGCCAAAAGGTCTTCAATGCTCTGATCGCTATGTCTTTTGTCATAACACCACTCCTTTGATTAAGATAATAAGCAGAGAAGGGCATCCCTTGTAGGATGTCCTTCTCACGGATTAATCATTTGTGGTAATAGGGTGTGTATCGATGTACTGTATCGCCTGATGCATAAGATCGGACTGAGCGTTGGTGAAGTTAATTGTATCGACAGTTATGTTCTCATATCCCATCCTCCGTCCGTCGAAGCCGTTCACAACAACGGTCACTAGCTTCATGCAGACTTCGGCAAACACAGTCCACGATGGCTCAAGGATTACTTTAAGAGCGATAAGAGACATACCAATAGACAGGAGGCTCATCGTGACGAACTTGGTGCTGAAGGCAATAGTCCTTTGCGCCTTTGGCGTTACGGACAGGGCAAAGCGAGTAGATATCTTGCCCGGCATAGTTGTCATCATATTGGGTGTGAACCTAATTTGCCGAACCCTGTTCGCTCGTATGATTGCTTTCTTCTGCATATCGGTAAGCTCGGTCTGCTTCTTTATCTCGGCACGGCTAAGTTTTGCGTATTTTTCTATGTATTCGGTGTACTTAATGCCTGCTACGATAAGATACTGCATCCTCGTCTTCTTGAGTTCCTCTTCGATGTAATATGAGCAGAACTCGTTCATCCGCGAATAGCGAGAGTTTTCAAGAATCTGCTTTTTCAGATCCGTAAACCTTGCCACCGACTCCTTGTATGCATCGGTCGCAAGTCCTGCACTCGTACCGCCATCCGCACAGCAAGCATACATGGCATACGATGCGAACAGAATAAGGAAGAACTCAAGCCCGATATCCCTTATGCTCGATATCGTTATGAATTTGATATCGGTGGTCATAACGACAACCACGGTGAATAGGATAAACGCGATCATAAGAGTTCGCGCGTTGCCGAGGACATACTGAGAAAACTTTTTTCTCTCGGTAGGTATCTTCTCAAGTTCGTTCATCATGTGTCACCTTCATTCTCTCAGAAAGATATGTAAGGAATGTACCTATCGCGCATCCGATAAGCCCCATCCAAAAGACGGTGGTCATGTCTCTCATAACTTCTCCGAGATATACGAGGATATATGAAAGGATTAGCATGACAATCCAAACTACTATCGGAGGTGCGTGTTTCAACGCGAGGCGGTCTCTGATGAAGCCAAACACGGTCTTGCGAAAGATGATCAACAGCACAATGGCGATGAGGATGATCCCCACTCCAACAGACCGCTCCGCGCCGTGGCTTTCTGCCCACAGAGGGAATTTCTCACAGATTGCCCATATCGGAAAAGCACAGGAGATCAGGACGCCCGTTATCTTGAAAGCCCAGTATAGGATTTTACGTTTCCGTTCCGTCATCGCTCATCACCTCTTCCGCCGCCTCTAATTCATGCACTGCCTTGGTATGTCTTGCATAGAGTTCTTCCTTCTTAGAGTTGGGGATGTTAGCGAGAACGAGTAGCTCCGCCACCTCGTTAGAGAGTTCAATTGTCGCAAGCTTTGCCGTCTTCAGGAATGTCTCGACATGGTTGAGCGTCTCCTCAAGGCTCTTCTTCTCATTGGCACTCTTGCGGATCTCTTCAAGGACTGCAGCAAACTCTTCCCGATATTCGTTAACGGTGTTTGCGACACCTTCCACACCCGAAAGAGCGACTTGAATGGACGACGCACTTCTTTCCGCAATGGAAACCGCATTGTTGTTCAGTGTGCCAATCGAGCCATTGAGTTTCTTGTGCTTGCGGATCTCGTAGAAGACGGTCAGGAGCAGAGTGCCAATAACCGAAATCTCTTCGATGTGAGATGTAACATAGTCAACGATGGTGTCGGTCATCGTCTCCTCTTCGTCGGCTTCGGGGATGGTCTCCTCGCCCGAAATTTCGCTCTCTGCGGCGTTTTCTCCTTCGATGGGTAGTTCTGCATCTGTGTCGACAGAGACGCTCTCAGCGAAGGTTACGACAGGCAACGCGACTACGAGCATCGCGCAAAGAATAAATGCAAAAAGTTTTTTCATTGTTCCTCTCCTTAATTGATTAAAAAGTTAAGCGAATTGGTGTCGAAAATGTTGCTGAGTTCCCGAATCTGATTTTTCAGAGCTTCGCATTCCGCTTCCAATGCATCAGCCCTACACCGCAACTCCATCAGTTCAACGGCTGTTTGGGAAGGGGGAACGATACGTCCCCCTCGGATCGTCACCTTCCCAAGCTCGTATTTGATGCCGATTGCGGAAGTGAAGGTTGCCTTGTACTCGCTTGAGCATCCATTGAAAAGTACGGGCAGGATGGACTCGTCTTCGGGTGAGATGCTAATCTCGACCGCCCCGATTGACAAAGTGCCTGCGATGTCACAACCGATCCTCTTGGGATCAGTTCCGTGAATCAAGCCTTTGCCGTTGTTGAAGATTTGTATTTTCATTCGATCACCTCTTCCATCTCTGCCATAGCCTGCGCATACTCGGCGTCGGTGATCTCGTGAAAATCTGCCTCGCTCATGCCCTCGGCAAGGTAAATCTGCTTGCCGTAGATGTCGCCGTTCGTCAGCACCTTGCCTTCGTCGGCATATAACACAGTTCTTGCTTTCATGTCTTTTCCTCCTTATATAAGAGATATAGTCCAATTTGACTTTGTGCCTACAAGCGCAAGCCATTCAGCCGAGGTAGAGCCATCCGCCGCGCCCTCCGATGTCTCAAAGGCATTGTTTACTGCTTCACTGGAGAATGTAACAGTTAAGCCGCTTTTATCGCTTGATAATGCATTGATAATGCTGATTATGCTGTCATGAGTTAATAGCGGTGACCAATGAATATCAAAGTTAGAGCCGATACAGCCGCCTATGGTGATTGTTTCAAGTTTAGGCGTAGTTTCAAACATATTAGAGCCTATTGTTTGTGAGCCGTCAGCTTTAAATATCAGCTTATCCACATTTCTTAAATTACGAGCTTTAGAGAATGTATGATTAAGGCTATTAGTACCTGTTGTATCAATCTCTCCAATGTTTTCTACAAGCGCCTCAGTAAATACCTGCGAAAAGCCGATGAATGTTTTCCAGTCAATGATAACACCCGCTCTTTCTAATGCTCCTTTGAGGTCTTTAATGCCTGAGCCAAAGAACATCAATCCACAGTTGTTTTGTGGTGCAGGGAGACTATGATTTGTCTTTATGTCATACTTAGGCTTGAATGTTTCATCTGTCCATACTCTACCGCCAAAGCCGCCGTAGTAGTATCTTAGGTTGCCGTAGTCCTGTGCTTTATCCCAAAACTCGTCATACGCTGCCTGTTGACTGATGTTGTAAACTTCGTCAACCGATGTCGCCATTTGGTCGAGGGTCAGCTTCTCCGTGCCTCCTGTCTTGGCTCGGATGGCATCGGCGATGGCGGTCATCTTGCGATTTAATCCGGGGCTGTACTTATAGGCAAGCGCGAAATAATCACACGCGCTATGGGTGTTCGGATCGCCATCGTTGGTGAAGTAGAAGCCACTAACGAAGTCCTCGGTCGGTGTATAAACCCACTTGCCTACCTCCAATTCATCGGGAAGGTATTCGGAAGGTATCGTTGTAAAAATCGCGAAAGGGGTGGAATATAACTGCGCCACACAGCCCTTTCTCGTGACAAGATAAAACTCGTATTTTTCCCCTGCTTTGAATTGGTGTTCAGGCACCCAAAAGAGACTCCACGCATACGGAACGTTCATCGCTTCACGAGCCACGCCATCCGACAGCGTTACCGTCGTCATTGGTTTATGCTCGTCCGCAAGGGTAGCCAAGTCAACGCGAGTGAAGCCCTCCGCCGCAGAGCCGAGGCATAGGTCAAGGATGTCGCTCATTACCACGCACCCCCTATAATGGCATCGTCAACGTAGGATTTGATCTCAGCCTTGTCAGCCTCCGTCCAATAGTCCGTGCCGCGCTTAGGCGTGTAGCCGTTCGTGCCGTTCTTCACCTTGAGCGTGCTTGTCGAATCATCATCGAATGTCATCGTCCATACGTTAGTGCCTCCGCCTGAGCTGCTCGTGGTCGTCTGCTCTACACTATTAATGAATTTTGCACCTTCAAAGCGTTTTTCACGGGCGAGTTCGGCTTCGACCCGTAGGGCTTCCGCAGCCTTTCTTCCTTCTTCGGCTTCCGCTCTTGAGGCTTCTGAGCTAAAAATAGCATCAAGGGCATCTCGCTCTGTCTCTGAGTCAAGAAGATCATCACCGCTGACCTCTCTCTCATCAACCACGATGACGAACTTGGGCGCGGTTATTACGTTCCCGTCTGCGGCGTACAGCGTGATCTCGCAGTTTACTACACCTACGCAACTCGTTGTCTGCTCGGTGAAGTCATATCGGATCGTCGTGTTGTTTTCGATGACACAACGATTCCAAAGCTTATTTCCGTCTGCTTTCGTACCGCTTAGAACCGCAGTGCAACCATTGCCGATAAAGTAAGAGTTACCGCCGTCGGTGATAGTGATACAAAGCCGAACGGCGGTATCCCCTCGGAAGGCAGAGACGGACGCTTGAGATCGGTGGGTATGCATATTCAACGTGAATCGGAAAATAGAATAATTCATGCGCTATTCCTCCTGTAAATCTACAAATATATTACTATAAGTGGGGGAGATATCAGTACCTACCCCCACTTACTTTTTTGGGGATTATCTCCAAGGTGCTTGGGAGATCGTACTCTGCGACCAACCGTTGAGATAATACAAGGCATCCTTCTGAGCCGATGTGATCGGCAGGGAATTGATAACCTTCAAGACTTCTACTTTGACAGAGCCACTGTCGGTCTTTCCGTCACCGTCAGCGTCTATGCCTTTGCACTTTGCTCTCTTCTTGGTGTAGTCATAGTACACATTGATAGTGATGCCCGAAGGTTCAACGTCGCTGTAATACTTCTTAACGGCTTCCTCGGAAAGATCGTAGTCGGGATAACTCACCTTGAATGCCCAATACTGCACCTTAGACTGAGCTTCGTCAACGGATTTCTCGCCGTAGTTTACGAGCATCCTTTCCGCCTCGTAGTCGGCGACCTCTCCTGCCTCGTACATCTCTCGGAGATGGCTTGCGAATCGGCTGTTAAAGTTAGACTCTGCCTCATCGCGGTCTTTACCGTTGGCAACCTCGGTGCGGATCATATCCTCTTTGACAGCGTAGGCGGTCGCCTCATCTCTTCCGACAAGTGCCGAATAGTAATCATCTATCTTGTAGATGCTTTCGACCTTGGAGGCTGTAGCAGACTCGGTTTTACTCTCGCCCTTCTTAATAGAAGTAATCTCGGCATTGATAGCCGCTACCACAGTATTCTGTGAGAAGTATCCTTCACCAATGATCTCCTTGGCGATGCGAGTATACTTGGCGATGTCTCCGTCAATCCTTGCCTGTGCAGCTTCATTGATGCGAGAGTCATTGTCTCGGAGAGCTTGCCTCTTGGCTGTCTCAACTGCCTTGCTGTCCTTGTAACCGCTCTCGATGCGCTTCTGATAGGCTTGGTCGCCGCTCATGATAGCGTCATAGAGTTTGTCGGTTTTGGTTTCAGTGCCGACGATTCTATCCCACAGAGGGATGGAACTCGTTAAAGCATCCTCGATGGAATCTCCCACTCCGCCTTTGGTAGTAGGTGCATCACTCAGGATCATCCCTGCGAGGTTGTACATACCCCTCGCGTCTCTGATGATGTTCTTCAGAGGAATTCCAAACAGAGACGATATAGAGCCTGTTACATCAAGCACCTTATTCAATCCGACCTCGCCCTCGTCGAACAAGCCTTCTACGGACTCCCACAGCTTGCTTACTACGGACATATCGCTTCGCTCTACGTCATATCCCTGCGCGATAGACCAAATATCTTTCACGAATGGGATATAGGTAAGAGGATTGAATCCGTCAACGAGTTCCGAGGTAAGGCTACCGAGATATTTCTCAAGATAGGTCTCGTCCTCGTCATCGTCACGAGCTGCATAAACGAGAGAAACAAGGATGGAGTTAAGGATTATCGACGCGGCGACTGCGCCAACTGTAGCGGCGGCGAACTTTTTGTTGCCTCTCTTCCCTTGTAGGATACCGTCTACCATCATGTTGACTGAGGTTATAGGCTCTGCCATAAATGCCGTAGCCATCTTCATGCCTGTATCCTTGCTACGCATCACACCGCTTCGGGAAAGGACAGAGTCATAAACCTGAGTGTTCGTGATGATCTCGGTGAACCTCTCTCCGCACTTCTTAAGGAACTCATCACTACCCATAGTTAGGTTGGTGGTTGCTTTGGTTTCCTTTTTGATAGCCTCCCAAATGTATGCCCAAGAAAGCTCGTCTGCTATAGCAGGAGCTTTGGAGAGAAGATCATCGACCTTGTCCTTAATGCTCTGATTGCCTTTGATCCATTCCACGGTGCTTCGTCCCAAGCCCGTATCAAAGTATCCCATCTCCTTAATCACTGCCACAGGAGCATATTTCTTCACCTCAGCCCATACAGCCTTGTGTTTCACAAGATTCCATGCGGAAGGAGCAGAAGTAACAAAATACTTGGGATTTATGTAAGCTAATGCTCTTGCGATTGCAGAGGGCTGCTGTATGACCACAGATGCCGAAGCAAACACCGAAGCTTTCTTAAAGAGGGAAAGTCCTTTGTTGATGACTCCTGCGGACGGATCAACTCTCGCTCCGCCGTTGAGGTCATTCATAAGTGTTTCGATGTACTGGTTAGCCTCTGCGCCGTAGGCATTCTTGATGTACTGCTGTACGGAGTCATAGCCGCCTGCCGTAGAACTGTAGTTGTACACTCTCATGAAGTCCTCAAGAGGAAGCACGAATGCGTGATACATCGACATATCATTGACATGGCTTGCCCAAACATCCATGAAGTTGGAGAGAACAATGGGATTGCCTGCTTGCGGCACAGTCTTCTTGGAAAAGCCGGAGTTCTTTACCTTGGGAGTAGCACTCTTTTCGGGATCGAACTCTCGGAAGTACCTTGAAGTCTTCAAAGGGAAGTAATGCTTCTCGTTGTAGAGCTTGATGTCGTACATCGCAAGAGAAACTTCGTTACCCTTAGCTCCCATTACATCGGAGAGATAGGTCTGCATCTCATCGATGAATGCCTTCTGCTCTTGAGTGAGTGCATCCGTAACAGCAAGAAGGTCTTCCTTCCTTAGCCTGTAGGGGTTGGCATCATTGACCTCGTACTTAAGAGGAATACCGAGCTTGCCCTTTTTGGTCACTTCGATGGCATCGTCAAAGATGAAGCCACCGACCTCAAGGTGTTTGTCTGCTTGGTCTCTCTTAGAGTATGCGTAGAGAGACATAATCTGCTCAAGCGAAAGCGAGAAGTCCGTTCCTGTGCTATCCTTGAAGGAGTATCGCTTCTTGAAGTCCCACTTCTTGAAGTTATACTTGCCCTTCTGCTCATCATAGAATTGCTTCGCCTCACCTACATCGACAGCCCAAGTGTCTTCGGCTGCACGAACGCTATCGAACAGTTTGGAGAAACTCTTTGAACCGATGACCTTCATAGCGGTGATAGGCTTCAGCATATTCCATCCGAACTTCTTGAAGAACTTGGCTAACTTAAGAACTCGGTCTTTGTGTCCCCCGACCTCTCTTACCTCGTTCTTGACCGTCTCGCTATACTCGGTAATGGTCTCCTGTCTGCCCTCCTTGAACATCTTGTTGGAGTTCCTTACTGTCGCAAGAATGGCTTTGTACATATTGTACACAGCTTCCAACTGCTCAAAAGACATATCCTTAAGAGACTTATTGCCGACTGCATCGGAGGTGTTTTTGATGATGTCTTCGATGGTTTCGTTGTGCGCGTTTCTGATAAGAGGATCATCGGACTCCTTGAATTCTGCATAAGCATTTTTCAAGGCTGCAATCCTCTCCTTGAAGTTCGCATCACGATACTCAAAGAAGTCTCTCTTCTTGGTGAGCATTGCGATCTCATCGGGATTGGATGACTTGGAGATAAGGTCATTGTAATATGCCACTCTCTCCTCGGCGTTCATCGTATCCATGTTGATGGCATCGAGAGCCTCTGCCACAGGTAACTGAAGACCGATGGGAACGTGCTGTTCCTTCGTAGGATTGAGAAGCAGCTTATTCAAGTCAGACACAACATTCTTGATCTTGTGTCTCATCTCGGTTTTATGTCTGCCCTCAACAGCCTTCTTGCGAGACTCTGCGTGGTGCGTCATAAGCTCTCTTACAGTAGCCGCGCTCTTTTCCTTCTGTGCCTTGAGTGCTTGCTTGCCCTTCTGCTCAAGCCTCTTGCGGAGCATTGCTTTCTCCCTCTCAAGCACATTCTTAAGAGCCGTTGTAGACTCAAGATCGAGAAGCTGCTTGTCATATGTGCTGATGCGGTTTGCGATCCGAGTAGCCTCAGCATCAAGTTCACGCATGGTCTTGGTCTCGCTTGCAGTTCTACCCTTGGTGAAGCGAAGCTCATTTGCCCTTGCTCTGATCTCTTCAAGCTTCGTTTGCGCCGATTCGATAAGAGCAATCTTATCCTTATACTGCTTTAGCTTGCTCTTCTCGATATCGTTCTTTGCTACACTCTCAAGAGCATTGGCGAGAAGGGAACGAGTGGAGACAGATCCGGTGTCGCGGTCGGAAAACTTGGTGTCATCATCGGTCGCCTTTTTACCTTGTCTGTACTGATATCCGGGTGAGCCTTCATAGTCTATCTTTACTCCTACCTTCTCAAGTTCTGAAAGAAGTTTTGGCGTCACAACATTGAAGGGTACGGATATCTTTGTACCAAGAATATCCTTGTACCTTGTCGCAACTTCGGCTTCTGAAAGAATACGGACAGGCTTGAGCCACCTTGAAAGGTATACTTTTCGCTTGTTGCCCTTCAATTTACCTGCGACTGTACCCGACTTCCAATCCAAGTATCCTGTTGAGTCTTTTGCGTATTTTGCTTTATATCCGCTTGTCATTTCGCTCTTGGGGATAACACACTCCACAGTCACAAGGTTAGGTCTTTGATATGCCGCTTCAAATTGGTCATTCAGTACAAGGTTTGATGAATGCTCGTAGGGATTGTATGCAGCCGTAACAGAGCCTCCGTCATCCTTCTTAAGCACATAATAGCCATAGCCTGATTTATGGAATTTGGGGATGCTATCAGGCTTCTCTTCGGCTTGTTGCCATACGCCTATTTCGCTCGGATTTGTAAGGCGATACTTTCCATCGTCACCCTTTACCTTAGTAGCCATAGGAGAATATAGCTTTCCGTCTATTTCTACGAAAGACTTATAGGTAGTAATGTGTTCTTGGTTCTCAAGGAAGTCAAGTGTCTCTTGGTTAGTAACCCTCTCGGAGTACATCACCTGTCCCTCGTAGAGGACAGAGTCTGTCATAGAGTTGGTGATGTCCATTGACCATACTTCTGTGCCACCTGTTACAACGGTCTTGCCAACGGTAGCTCCCCACTTCTTGCCGTACTTGCGGAGGAACTTGGGGATGTCCTGATCGTACTCAATACGATAGCCTTCTGCATAGTCTTCCGACCATCTCTTGGACTGAATGTCTGCCGTAGTCCATCCGATAGAATCATAGCCTTCCTCTGCAGCCATACGGAGAAGTCTCTTGAGGACATACTCGTGGTAATTATTACGGAAGGGCGCATCGGGAACGTCTCCCATCCCTTTTTCCTTGAGGGCATTCACATCCCTCTCGGCAGCCTGCATCATTTTCTCGGCAGTGTCCATCTTGCCACGAAGCCATTTGAGTTTCTTGCTTCTGACATCATCAGGATCGGAATGGAACTCGTTACTACGAACATACTTGTGGAATGCTAAACGCTTCTTCTCGTAGTCATTAACCAATTTGTCATACACCGCAACAGTATCCTCGTACTCTTTGGTTAAATAACCTTTCTGATGTCCCTCGTTATGCCAATCAGATTGGATCTCCTCTATGAAGAGCATTTTCTTTCCGTCTGTGGTTGTCATGTCTTGGATACGAGCATGAGCAAGCACACCTTCAGCTTCCTGTCCCCAATGCCCTCTCATAGCATTGTTGCTATAGGTAGAGTTGGGAAGTTGAAAGACTAATTCGCGGTAGTTCTCTCCACCGTCAAGTCTATAGTCCGACCATTTCGGTGCTGTAGCTTTCCCATAAACATCTCTCAAAGCTTCTCGCAATTCAATTTCGTTGGCGTAAATCTCCTCATCGGAATCTGCTACATATCCGTCCAAAAACTCATTGTAGGTAAAGGTATCGATGACCTTGCCGTTTGAGTCATAAAGGTTGTATGCACGGTTGCTTCCATCGTATCGAAGATCGATATCTGCTCCAGACATCTGCTCAACGATCTGAAGCTGACTGCCTGCGACAAACTCCTGAAGGTCTGCCTTGGTGACGGACTTCTTACCCTCAAGGAATGCCTCGATTCCGCTCCACTTGATCTCCTCGTCCTTGACACCTTTGCCTTTGAGGTAGGACACAACGCCGCCTGCGCCCATCTTTTCAAGACGGATACCATCTATAACCTTGCCCATATGGGAGTAGAAGGTGGGTGCGTAGGAGTCTCTGTCGGAATGAGGAATATTTTCGTTTTCCCCCTTGACAAATTGAGAATCTTGTGATATACTTTTATCGGAGATATCGTTTTCTTGAGCGTAGCCCTCATTTGGTTTGGGGCGCTCCAAACCGTTTATTCGGTTGGCGGTATCTCTTATTTTTTTTGTGATATCGTAGAGATGATATTTGCCATCATTTTTCCCTCTACCCAAATTAAGATACAGAGGAAAAGTTTCTTTGTCATATTTGACAATACTCTCGTAATACAGGAATTGGTTGAACTTGTTGTGGTCAACATCGTTTTCTTCTGCATAAATTATGGCTTGATTTATCAAGTCTTTTATTTTTGCGATTTGATTTACCTTATGCTTTCCTGCGCCGTGTGCAATGTGAGATGCATCTCTTTTATCAACAATTGCTTCAAGACCATCATCAAACACTATCGACTTGTCCTCAATGGCGTTAAGAATATACTCCGCTATTGCCTTATATCGTTTTGCGCCGTGTACTCCGTTGACCAATGCAGACAGTTCGTTATCGTCGCTTAAATCCACAACTCTGTCCGAATACTTGACATTTTCCTCATGTTCCTTGACAAAGTCGGTGACAACATCCTTCGCTACAGGGAAGCTCTTATGACCACCCTTGTATTCACGAAGAATTCTATCGCTTGCTTCGGTATTGAAGGTAGGCTTAACTACTTCCTGCGGAGATCCCACCCCATCGTTGTCATACATCTTGAAGTCGATGAGGAGTTTCCAGTAGCCGGGATACCCTTGGAACTGTGGAAACTTCGGAATTCTTCCGTCATCCTTACATTTCTGAAGGTAAATCTGTGCGTTTTCATCACCCGACTTGGAGAAGTCCCAATACTCGGAAGGGTCGTAGTCGCTGATCTTTCTGCTCTTGTCGATGGGTTTCTCGTGCTGCGTGGATTCGTAGTTATCGTACCCAGTAAGACCAAGTGCATCATACAAGGACTCTTTCCAAGATGACTTATGGAAGGGAATTATGTAGTCGATGCGAGGATCAGCCATTGCAGCTATGATGTGGGCATCGTTCTTACCAACGAGGATCGTGCCGACGTTCTTTGAGTATTTATCACGAAGACCAAAGGCTTCCTTGTGGTTGATACCCTCAACATCGTCAAAGATGAGGTTGCCGTTTGCATCGAGACCGTCACCCTTGGCAATAAGAGAAAGGTTTATCTTTACTCCTGTATCACCGAATACCTCTGCAAAGGCAGGTACTTTGGTATACGCCTGAGACTTGAGTCCGACTCTCGACATATCCATCACGATCTGCATCATATCAATGAGATGCGGAACTTCAAAGTCAGAGAAGGACTGAAGACGGAGACCGCCTGCATTGTTTCTTGCTTCGACTGCAGACTTTGACTTAAAATGCTTCAGAATCTCTCCTTTGTATTCCGCTCTTGTTTCAAGCAGCTTGGGCTTCGCCTGGCCACGAGCATTCATGAAGGCAAGGTATGCATCATATACTTCACGATGGTCTCTCTTGACAATATCAATATCGGTGGTGTTCAGTTCTCCGAGGTTAGGAGTGTAATTCTTGTCTGCACTGAATGTTCTTCCTGCACTCTTCAAGACTACCTCTTTACCACTGCTGTTGATACGAGAAATGGGCTTGCCTGATTTCTGAGCTATCTTATATCTGTCAATGAACTCTTGAGTGATTCTTCCGATCTCTCTTCTTGTGGACTCTACATAGCAGATACCGCAAGCAACCTCATAGCCCCTCTGTTGCATCATCTCACGAAGTGCGACAATGTCTTCGGAGTCGAACACCGTGTTAGGCAGTGCCTTCTGAATGGCATCGAACGTACCCGTGAAGAGAAGTCTCTTGGCACAAAGAGTGGACATATCTACGCTATACTTATAGTCGCTATTAGGCTTTAGCACCGTAGCGTTCTCATCGAGGTTAGGCTCATAATCGAGTCGCGCTCTGTCGTCGGCAATAAGCCTTGCGACGCTGTTGATATCGTCGATATATTTATAAGCGGTCTTAAGGTCTACGCTGAGAGCCTTGGATATTTTCTTTGCGGTTTCCTCGCGCTCGGTTACATATTCGGATGCAGTCCATGTTCTTTCGGAGAGCATAGGAGATACAGAATGACCATCGGCATCAATGGCAACCAATGCATCGGCTGCCTCATAGTTCGCATCTGCCTCCACAAAAGCCTTTATGTAAAGGTCTTGAAGCTTCTCATACACATCGGAAGAGAAGTCTCTGACAAGGAATGCCTCCTGTGCGACGGGGGCATTTTTTCTGTATAAGCCTAAAGCGGACTTGAGTTTGTCGAGAAGATTCTTGATAGCCTCACCGAATTCCTTCCAAACAGAACGATTCTTTTGCTTCAGTTTGGCGAGCTTTTCATACGCTCTTGGATCGGCAAGCATATCGGACATGGCATCGGCTACGAGTTCTTCGTAAGCCATGTCAAAGAGCTTAGCGTCGTTCGGAAGAGTCTTTTTCTCTCTCTTGTATCTGTCCTTGATCTTATCCTTCTGATGCTCGATAAGAGCATTGACTACGACACCCTTCTTGCCGTACTCTGCGATGAGAAAATCACCGAGTTCCTTGAAGCCTTTTGCATTCCATTTACGGATGTAGTGAGTGATCTCATGGGACATCGTGTAGAGCATTGCGCCTTGTCCGCCATTGCCTGAATTGAAGTCGATGTAAATCTTATTGCCATCCACGAAATAGCCGTTAGGCGCGGTTACAAGCTTGCCATTAACAAATGCGACTCTCTTACCGTCTGCTTGCACCTCGGATGCAAAGACATGGACTTCAAGGTTAGACATCTTATTGATTACTTCAGCACCTGCCATGCCCTGTTTCTGCATCTCGTTTGCAGTGGACTCATCGTAGGTAAAGCCGTTCTCATATACGATGCCTTTCTTAGTGGACGATGCATTTTTAGAATCGCCTTTTTTCGAAGCGGTTGCGTTAGGCTGAGATTTCGCCTTGGTCATCGCATCCATTCTGCCTCGGTTATATGCGACACGCTTCTCTTTCTCCGAAAGATTGATGTTCTTGAGACCTGCCTCGTAGCCTATCGTGCCATACTGATATGCAAGAGGAATGTTGGTAAAATACATGGACGCTTGATTGGTCTTGGTAGGCTTGAATGTGTTGATGAGTTCGTTCGCGGTTTCGGGGGTGACATCCATCCTCGTTACCATCTCATACATCAAAGCCTCTTCGTGTGATCCGAAGGTCAAGTCCTTCGCGCTAACGGTCTCGCCGTTGTCAAGCTCAACCTTGATGCCTCCCTCGGTGGATACGATGCGGTTGACAGTAACGTCATGGGAATCGCCTTTGGCGTCTTTGTATATGGTCTTGCCACTCTCAGACACCTCAATTTTCGTATCTATGGCTTTTTCTGCATCGGCAAGAGTTTTAGCCACGGAGTCCTTTTCAACGGCTTCACGCCTTTCTGCCATCTGCGAGGCAATCTCATAAAGCTCTTTGTTATATGCTTTAGGATTGATGCGCCTTGTTCCGATCTGTTCTGCCCACTTATTAGAGAGACCGCCCGACTGGATGTTCTCTTCGTTTAGTTCGGCAGATACGATGTGACCTTTGTCACTCTCGTTGAGGGTTCGGACATCCTTGGAGGAGAGCTTCTCACCAAGTGCCTGCTTAACAAGGACATCCGCTACGGCATCAACATTGTGTGTCTCGCCATACTCATTCAGCGTTTTTATGATGGCTTTGCGGATATTTGCCGTATCCTCGCTTTTGATGGCTTCATTGAGGTTGTTGATCTGCTGTCCCGAAAGCTTCTTGCCACCCTCGATTTTCGTGTTGTATTTTTCTGCGAGGGATCTCAATTCGCTTCCTTCAGTAGAGTATTGCAGAGCCTCATCGACAAGAGCAGAGCCATCGCCAAAGACTTTCTTCGCATTGTGATTGGAAACGGCTGTATTTGCAATTGTGGGTGCGCCCTCAAGAAAACCTGCGGACAATGCGCCGAGAAGTCCCGAATAAAGGATATCTTCCCATTCTGCGGCTTCAAAGTCCTCGCCTGTAAAGATGGCTTTATATGCAGGCTCAAGTGCTGTTTGGATCGCTTCCTCAAGACCTTCCGAAAGCATATTGCCACCGAGTTTTATAGCAGTCTTTGCGATGGCGTTGTCGAATTTGGAGATGAAATTACCTATGGCGTTGCCTGTTAGCTTGCCTCCGAGCTTGCTGACACCACCGATAAAATACTGGAGTGCCGTTTCGGATGCACCGACGAGTGTGGCATATCCTCTCGACTGCCACTCATCATAGCCATGGTTTCTCATCTCTGCATAGGCATTACCTACCGCAGATGTACCGAGTGTCAATGCACCGCCTAAACCGCCTGTAAAATAACCCACCACGATGGACGGAAACATATTTCCTGTGGTATTTACCAAATCATTCGATACTTTCCATATGCCTTCGTTGTTGCTACTCATAGCTCCTTGAGCATACTGTATGGCTGAAGTAGTATCTGCTTCAGTACCCAAGATGTAATTGTCGAGGTTTCTAACCCCCGATGCAAACTGATCCAAGCCTGCAACCGCCGAGAAGACCAATTCCAGTGCGTTGCCATCAGCTTGCTCCACCATTTTCCCGGCTGCCCTCTGATTTAAGGTATCTGTAAGAGCCGTTAGATAGGCATTCGCTTTTTTTGTGTAACCCTTACCAACATAATAGTTGTATATAGACTTCTCTTCATCTGTCATATGATTGTTTATTAAATTGATAAGGTTTACTTGATCGGATGATTGACCACCGCCACGAAAGGCATTTCCCGATGCGCCAATTGCATTTGCGGAATTTGCTTCAGCGAAGGTGACCATATTGTTGACCTTCTCGCCTTCGCCAAACGGCTTCCACCCTGCAATATCAAGCGGAGCAAAAGTATCATCCCAAGTAGGGTTATCGATCTCCGATCCTTTTTGCGTGAAAACATCAAAGTCCTCCGCTTCAAGAACTGCCTTCTTTTCGTCTTCAACCTTGCGCCACTCGTTATAAGCGTCCTCAGTATCAAACTGCGCGTAAAAGTCTCTGACATCCATGAAGGACTTTACCAAAGGAGCACCATTGCTTTCGATGCTATCGAGAGTGGAAGAGAGGCTGTTGTAGGTCTCTTCGTCAATGATGCCTTTGTTTTGCTCAAGCCACTTGCCGATATAGCCTGCTCGTGTCTCAAGATCCTGCCATGTGTTGCGCCTTGTATCATATGCGGAAGAGGCATTGCTCCATCCAAGGCTATTGTATTCCTCCTCTACGGTGCCGAAGAAATTGTTGGCATCCGAGACGAAAGTGTTAATGTAGTCTTTAGTGACGATGCTACTATAGACTTTTTCCTTTATCTTTTCGTATCTCTCACTACCAACATAGCTGCTTTTCTCGTCGTCTTTATCGTTTTTTTCTTTGTTACTGGCGTTGTTGAGGCGGTAATCTTCACTCGCTTGCCCTGCTCCCGAAACACCATATTTCTTCACTCGTTCTTTAATTTCGGAATAACTTGCCATGTTTTATATCCTCCTTTATACCCCGTAGTATGCTATGAGTGTTGCAACCTCTTCATCATTCAACCTGCCTGCGGTAAGCCATTCATCAAGCTTTCCTTCGATGTAGGCTTTATAGGTTTTGTATTTTTCTTTTTCTGCCGAAGAACGACCGTAAAATTCATTCCTTGTACGAATTCCGCTTTGGAAGTTGCTAACATTTTTCGAATTGACAGCTTGATAGCTATTGTCTTCAGGCTCGACGACCACGCTATCGTTGTTGTCATCGGGGTTATCGTCTGGATCATCACTTGAAAAATCATTCGAATAAGAGCTTTTGCTATCCTCATACTTTTGCTTTTGGAACGCCAAAGACTCGTCGTATTGCCTTTTTGCCTCATTAAAATCAGCCTGCCATTGCGCGTCTTCAATGGCGTCTCTGTGGAGGTCATATGCTAAGTTCTGTTTGTTGGTATGCTCGCTATGTGCCAAGGTGCGGTCATCAGAATATACGCCGTAGTCCCAAGTTCTCTCGCTGTCATACCGATTGCCGTAATAGTCTCTGTCCGAGACCAGTCTGTTGTAGCCATCAGCATACTGACCATATGCGAAATCTCTCTCGTTGCCAAGAAGACCGAGCATATTGAGCATATCCTGCCCCTTCTGATTGTATCGGTCATATGCCATCTGATAGAGTTCGGGGATGATATCGTTGAGGTTTTGAAGAGATGCTTGATAAGCTTGATTGCCTACGCTCTGCGCGTAAGAATTGCCGTAGCCACCCGTCATAGCCGACGCTTGACCGATGGTGTCAGCCATCGCCATCTTGCCTTGCTGAATATACTTGTCCTTGTACTGTTGATAAAGAGCATCCGCATTAAAGTCATATGAGAAGTCGGGTCTAGTTTGATACTCTTTGAAGAGATTGTCGTACTCGCCCTGTTTGCCCCAAACGAAGTCACCGTACTTTTCAACTGCGGCTTCTGCATCAGATGCTTTTTTTCTTGCAGCTTCGACCTTGTCACTTTCTTCATACCGATCATATCTAAATGGAGCGTATTCGAATGTTGAAGCCATTTTTTATTATCCTCCTGTTATGTTATTCATATCTGCCCATGACAATTAATCTCACATCTATTGTCGATGTGGTGCTAAGTTCTTCATCGCTTATCAGACGGAAGGCTACGCTTTCGTGGTCTGTCGAGACACCTCCGTTGGATATCCAAGCATACCCCATTACCGAACCCGATACTATAGCGTTCGTAAGGGTAAATGGAGAGGGAATAGTTATCGAATTGGTTCTGTACACGGATGTATGCAAGTTTGACTCTGTGGGTGTGACATCAAACTGTCCGAACATCTGATAAGTGCCGCTTAACCACTTCTTATAGAACCAAAAACCATAATCGGTTTGGAAGATCGCCTCTTCTATCACGAAGTCCTCAACGGTGTCCGCATCGGATGAACTGATAAGGAAGCGAAGCCATTCGCTCCACTCCGAGGTGTTCCAATGCCTCGACCATCGTGTTCTGCCGTAGTACATCTCTTGACGGATATAGTTTGCGCTCTGTATCTCTCGCACTTCAAGACCAAAGCCACCGCCTGTGTACGGTGTGTGGCTTATGTACTTGCTGTTTTCTGCGTTTGGAGAGTAGTAGCATCCGGGGGTCTTATAGTCGTTCAGGTCTAACGGCGACGCTTCTGTTGCAGTGAGCCTCGTTCCAAGCTTCAACGAATCGACAGAGCCTCCGTAGATCGGCGCACCCACATCGATACCGGGTTCGCTTGAGTCCCTTGCATATCGCAACAATCCGATTCTTTTGCCTGCTTGCGCTTCGGGAATATCGAGAGTGACAAAATCTGTCGGGATGATAAATTGCACTGTGTCGGACTCTCCGATGTCATCAATGACACCAACCTGCACTACATAGGCGGTTTCCGCAGAGGATACTACACCCGACATTGTTTTATTGATAGTATCGGTTGAAGTGGTGCTACCACTCAACAGTGTTACCCAACCTTCGTCTCCTGAAAACTTTTTTCCCTCTGTCACACATCTATATCGGATAGCACAGAAGTTTTTCTGCACACCACCTGAAGTGACCTTATAGTAGCTTCGCCTTGCCTTGATCTTGAGATATGTCCCCGATTCGCTAAGATTACCATCGGCATCGCATCGCGCACATATAATGGCATCCTCGTCGGAGGCAGGCAGTAACGAAGGTTTGCCGTAAGGAATTACGGAGATATCCTCTTCTGTCTCGTTATAATAGCCTCTTGAGTCGGTAGCTCTACCTGTGACGGTTACAGTACCCGACCGCGTTATGTATGCCGATTGATACGGAGACCCGTAATCATAATTTTGCACATACAGCCTATAAGATGAGATATCAGCACCATACTTGCCCTCTCCCGAAAACGTCGCTTTGACCTTGCTCTTACCTTGGATATACAGAGAAGAGAAGGGACTGCCAAGCGAAGAAACAGGCGTGAGTGTCATCGAAACCGATGGCAAGAGCGATGAGTTTGGGGGAACAGTGACTGTGAATGTCGTTGACGATGAGCCTATCAAGGTGGACGATACATAGGTATATAGCGTTACACTCATCGTATCTTCTGTCCCTGATATTGGCGCATCTTCAGCAACATCCAAAGGTAGCTTGTATCCTGTGTAAGTGTATTCCGATGTTGTCCCCGGAGAAATGTAACCTGTTGTGTAGCTCCAATCACCAAGCGAGAATTTAAGCTTGAATTTTGCAGAGGTGGAATTTGGAGTCCATGTAATAGCACATTTGTTTCCGAGGAGTTTGTCGCTTGCTGAAGTGATAGTAGACTTTCTTGTATTAGTGTCAAGGTCTACTTTGCCCGAACAAGTAGTGGAAGTAAGCGTAGTTCCCGAAATGCTTCCAGTTGCCGATATCGTTATGGTTTTAGCCCCGTCAGTATCGTGGTCTACGGCTATATCGGACACACTCATGGCAAGCGTCCACTCGTCGGTAATGGTGATCGTTGCTGTTTTAGAAGTCTTTTGTCCGTTTATCGTAATTGAGAACGAACCTGTGCCGTATGTGGTATACCCCGTGTTGTTGCGTCTGTAAAAGAGTGCTGCACCGACGTAGCTCATATTAGTAGAGGAATACAATTTTGAAGTCCACTCTATCTTTGAGTCGATATATTCGTTGCCAGTAGTTCCTTTAATTAATCCACTTGCCATGGTTTACCCCCTTCCTGCCCACTTAAGGGTGAAGCCTTTGGATGTATCTAAGAGAAACGCTCCGAACTTAGCCGTTCCCGTTATCTCCGCATTGGTGATATAGAGCTTGTATCCACTTATGTATGCGACCTCTGTGTCTTTATCATAAAAAGAAAGCTTTTCCGAGGTGAATCTCGCATACTTATTGAAAACCTCATCGCCATCAATAGTGGTTGTTTGTCCTATTTCGATACCGTATATGTCATCATCGAGCAGTCCCGATTTTATATGAGCATTAACCTCTTTAAGAGAATCGTTTAGAATTCCGATATCGGTTGTGATCTTTTGGAGATTGGTGAAAAACTGTGCGATCCCCGTTGAATTAGCTTCAATGTCCTGCACTGTCTCTTGCCTGAATTCTCCGAAATCGGACTGTGCCACATATTCTCCCTCAAGCCTCTTGTTAATCTCTTCATAATATGCGCTGACTATATCCGCAGATTTTATGATAAGAGGCTTGAGGGCATTGAACGTAGTCTGTGTATCCACCGTAGGGCTTTTGGTTGCCGTTGCTTGGCTCTTGGGAGTTAAGGATATAGCGTTGGCTTGGTTCGTACTGACGCTATCACTGATGTTGTTTAACGCCCACTGAAGCTGATCCACGAGTTGGTACAAATAATTCTTCATTTGCACCAACTGCTCTCGGTCGTTTCCTGCTATCTTAGGGTAACGAAGATCGTATCCCATCAGACATCACTTCCTTGCTCGATAGTCTTGCAGATAGAGTATATCTTTGCATTCCCCTCGCCCACAATACGCAGGCGCAGATGGTCGCACCGCTTTGGCTTGATCGGAACGGAGAAGCTACGGAGCGTTGTTCCCGACATCGTGAAGAGATGCTCCCAATCACCGCTTGAGTCATACTCTGCGGAGAAGCTTACGCTTGTCCCCATATCCAATAAGATCCTTACAACGAGGCGCGAGATGTATTTCTTATCGGGCGAATCCGTGCCGATCGTTCCCGTGATAGCCTTCCACTTAACAGGCGCGGTGTCTTTTTCATCGCCTATTCCGATCACCGTCTTGATTTGCTTGTCTGCGTAGTCGATATAGTAAAGATTTCCGCGACAGTTACAGAAGTCCGCAACCTGCGTGTCATCCTCTCTGTGCCACATACCTCTCAAGGTATCGTAGACAAAGAGGCTATACTCATCGTTATCATCTTTCATGGAGATATAATACTTGTTACCAAGGACACCCGACACGGCATCCTCGTATCTCACGTCTCCGAGTGCAAACGATACCTCTACCGGGAGAGAGCCATCATAGGAGCATACTGCCGACCTTGACTTGTAATAGAGAGTCTCATTCACGATGGCGAGGCTCTTGGAGCATCCATTCTGAACGCCTCTGCAAGCCGTGGTCTGTATCTGATAGTTGGCAGGATAGTTGCCATACACCTTATGGACAAAATTCTCTTTGAAGAAGAGAGGGTATCCGAGGTGGGTGATAGCTCCCGTGAACTGTCCGTCTGTACCTACAGTAGCTGCATAGGAGTCCGTGCTGATTCCTGCGAAACAGTTCCAGTTTTTGAAATCACCGAGTTTCGATGCATAGATTTCATTCACAACTTCGTCATTGAGAGCGATGCCATATCTGCACCCCCACAAGCGGTTATCAGACTCTATGATGAAGTCCATATTGGGCATCATTCTTTTGATGCTTACAGGAACGGCTGTCGTTGCCTCTTGCGATGCTATTTCATCAATAATTCCTGTAACCACGATATAATTCGTGCCAACCTTCCACGCTATCATGGTATTGTTTAAGTCCTCTTTAAGAGAGGGGTCTTCAATTCCCGAAATGGTTACCCCGTCATTATCCGAGAAAAGAGTGGTCAAGTCGATGGTAGTGTTCGGAAACGATATCTTTATATATGTTGTGGCAACAGATGTCCACATTGCAGTGGTTTCGGCGTACTGCTTCAGCACATGAGGAGTGCTTGAAGTGTCTATCCACAAGTCCATGTTGGAAGGACTATCGGGAGCGGTAACGCCTTTAGGTATGGTCTCCTCCGAATATTCTGTGCCATCCAGTTTGCAAAGTTCAAATGTGACAAGCCCCGATGTCACAGTAAAGTCCGATTCGATGTCTCCGCAGTCACTATAATCGGATGTATTGAGGTACTTCTTGTCGGGCATAATAATGATGTATGCACCCATAGAAATCATTGTCTTTTCACATACAGTAGACCCTTTCTCGTACTTCGTACAGGTTAACTTCTTGGGGCAAGTGTCGCACTCTGTACATAGGGTCATCCTGCTGTCTTCGATGGGGTATTCATTTATATATAAGGTATCCCCATCAACATAACAAAGAGCATCCTTCGCTATCATGCCCTGTGGCTTCTTGGGTTCTGCGTATACTCCTCTTTGAGGGCGAGGGGAGAGGACAGGGTAATCTGCCGAAGTGAGGTTTGTCATGTCGTAGAATTCACCCTCACCGATGCGAAGATTATGATTATATCCTTTGAATACCTCTATTATCTCACGAGAGGTATTAAGCTCGGATAACGTGGGATATTTCATCCTCTCTCCTCCTTAAAAGAACTTGAATTTCTTGCCTATAGGCATATGAGTCCTGTTGTAATAATTCGCATATGCGGAATATGCCGTGTTATACATGGTGATGCTATTGTTGTATTTGCCGTACTCACCATTTGCGTAATCTATCTGCGTTTCAAGCCAACGGAGATAGATATCATCATAGGGAGCAGGAACAAGCAATACTATGGAGAGATCCGAATCTTCGTTGTATCCACCGAACACTACATCTTCTCCGCCTTCATGAGTGTCTATGATCTCGCTCTTAATCATTCCATCAAGAGAGGATAACCATTTAATCTTCTCACTCTGAGAATAACTATTGGGCTTCACCTCGTCTATGCGGTAGATCGCCTCCATTATTGTCATAAGATTACCTCCTATTCAGAAAATGGGGAGCATTAAGACTCCCCATCCATTCTTTTACTTGCTTTCTTTAGCCTCATTAAAGAGCATGATCTCTTCAAGAGCTTCTTCCTGATGGCGAAGAACTTCTGCCACATAGTCAGGAACTTCTACCTCGACACCTCTCTTGATGAGGAAGGTTTCCATGTTCACCGATACGAAGACATCTTCCTGATCGGCTTTGGTACGAGGGATTCTGATTTTTACCATCTTCTTGGTAGTAGCCGTGTTAGCCATAATAGCCTCCTTGTTAGGATTGGGGAGGGGTTACCTCCCCGTTATTGTTTGTTTAGTTTGCGTTGGTGGTTGCAGAGAAGGTAGCAGACTTGGACTCAACGCGAACAAGATAGTTCTCGATGAGGATTTCCGCAGTCTTGATAGCCTTCCAACCCACCGAGCTTCTCTGATCGAGAGGATCGGCAGTACCTGCAGAACCCTTCTGCTTTACGATGGTCTGAAGACCGCCACCCGTGATCTCGGTTACGCCGTATGCACCTTCGCCAAGGAAGAGAGTGCTGAATACACCGCCATCAAAGACCTTTGCCTCGGTGGTCTGCACGAAGCGAACGCCTGCGATCTCGCCGATCTCGCCCACGTAAAGGTTGGTGGGATTGGCGTACTTGTGAGCATCAATCCACTCAGGATCACGCATAAGATCATAGGCAACATAGGGATGGATGATAGCGACATACTTGCCACCGATGGTCGGAGCGTTCTGGCCGCGCAGCTTTGCGACTACCTGCTGAATGACCTTTACAGTAAGCTGAGAGGTAGCATCGAGATTCGTTCTCGACGTTACTGCGGTCTCAACACCATCTGCAACCTTGGGACAGTAGGTGACGTTCGTACCACTGTTCAGAACATTTCTTACAATGGTATCGAGGGTGAGACCTGCCTGTCTGCCGAGGAGCTTGGTAGCCTCAAGGATGGTGTTATCGAGAGAGGTAAGCTCAAGCACATCGGTCTGAGTTACGAAGTCGCCGTACTGAGCAACAGTAGCGGTGATCGTGCTTACAGAGAGGCTCTTGCCATCAGGAGTAACACCCTCGGTCAGAGGAGTGGTAGCCTTTGCAAGAGGTGCGAACTTACGGAACTCGATGGTCTTACCACCATTAGCAGGGATGGGTCTCTTCTGACCGAACTGATCATGGACGAGGTTTGCGGTCGCCTCATCGATGAGCGTCATGTCATAGAAGGTCTTCATCTCGGCAGAGAGAGCCTCTGCACCGGAGTGGTTTGCAGGCTGTGCCTGCGGATCATATGCGAAAAGCTGAAGGTTGATTTCGTAGAATTTCATTGTTTTAATCTCCTTTTTGTTGTTTTTGAAGCAAGGAGATTATTGGATTTTCCGATTAGAAACGGATTTTCTCTCCTCGCTGTACTCTGCGGATGATCTCTTGTCTATCCGCTTTGGAGAGCTGTGACACATCGCTCTTAACTACCGTGGCACTCTGAGAGGAATTTCCGTTCTCGGCAGGTCTCGCGCCGTTGGCGATAATCTTATTCGTGAGCTTCTGCTCCACCGTCTTTGCGGTGAAATGCATTGCGGCAGGGATAATTTCATCCTTGTGAAGCACTTCATATGCCGTTCTCACATCGATATTGCTGCGGAGAAGGTTGACGAACTGAGGGTTCTGCATTTCTGCCCGAAGATCGAAGGAGGGATACACAGCTTTCGCCGCTTCCGCCTGTTCCATCCACTGTGCATAGATTTTGTTGGCGTTCTCTTTGCGGTTCTGCTCCTCCATCTGTCTCTTGAGGTCGGCATTCTCTCGTTCCATCTTACGGATTTCCTTTAGCTGCTCGACCGTCACACCTTTTTCAAGTGCCTCTTCCTCAAAATAGGAGTCATCCTCTTCAATGGCTTTATTAAGAGCCTTGATGTCGGTTGCATCAACTCCATACTTCTTAGCGAGGATTTCAAGGGTAGGGGCAAGAGCTTCGTATTTCTCTACGGTCTCTTTGGAGTTCTTAAGCCTCTTCTGCACAGTGTCCTGCACTTTAGCATCATAGAGGTCTTTGTACTCACCCTTGATGAGTTCCTCAAACTTGGAATTGCGGTCTACGGTAGGGGTTGCGTTCACCTCGGCGGCAGGTGATGCTTCCTCAGCCTGTTTGCCATAAACGACATTGGCGAGAGGATTGCTTTTTGCGCCCTTTGTCTGCGACACGGCGGCTGTCGCTGTTACGCCCGTTGCTCCCTCTGCTCCTGTGCCACCATCTCCACCTCCTGCACCTTCAGCGAAGAGTTGCAGATTGAGAAGCATCGGGAATAAGATTTTGCTATTCATAAGATTTCCTTTCTGCTCGTAAGTGAGCGACTCTTTGGTTTATATTAAGGCATTAAAGCCTGGCCAACGGATTTAACCTCCACATACTGTGGGAAGTTATGAGCAAGAAGAGAATAACCTGTCTCTGCCACGAAGAACGTGTGTCTCGCTTCGGCATAGATGTCATCATTCTTGCATCGGAGTATAATGGATGCATCGCCCTCACTCAGTTCGATACAGGGCTTGCCTTCAAGGTTGCCACGATGCTCCATTGTTTTGACTACCTGCGCGACTGTATATGCAAGGATAGAGGCTGATGCACAGACCAAATCGTGTCCATGATCATCTGATCCTGCGTGTCCCTCGACAGTAAGGCGAAGGTATTTAGTAGTGTCGTGAGTACGGAATTTGACTTTAATCATAGCAACGCTCCCTTATGTAGGATCGGTAGACTGAGCCACTCTTTCCCTTGCTTTCTTGGTGTTGGATGCTTCTTTAGCACCCTCCTTGCCTCCAAGAGCCTCGGTCTGCTCCACATTCTTGGCAGGGTTGTTACTACCGCCATCAATAGGTGCAACAGGTGCGCCACCACTGAATTGAGCCATCAGTTGTTCGGCAATATTAGAGCCTCTGTAGGAATCAACCATCTGTGCAAGCATAACCATCTGCTGTTGCATCTGCATCATCTGCTGATACATACCGCCGTTCTCGGCTATCTTCTGCATCACGAAATGCTTTCGGTCAAAGTCCATCATGTCGAGACAAGCGAGTGCTTGGTCAGCGATCTGAGGATTGAAGAAGCCTGCACCGAAGAATTGAAGTGCCAACTCGTTCTGACTCATCTTGGAGTAAGGACTCTGCTTTTGCGCGGTTACCTCAATATCGAACAGAGGGAGACGATATCCCATATCCATTCCGAGGTCGGTGCCTTGGAACTGTGGCTGAATGCCTGCGTTACTGTACTGAACATATCGCGCGGCACCGTTCTCGCCCATGATCCTAAAGCATCTCGGAAGGTCATAGAACTGTCTGATAAGTTCGATGATCATCACGCACATCTTTCGGAAAGCCCTGTAGGAAGCCTTGTTATTGTCTCTTGAGAGCTTAGAGCCTGCCTCTTGCATTGCAGCTATAGCAGATGCAGCCGTTACACCCGACGTTGTACCGCCTGTGGAGATGTCTCGGTTGCCCGTTGTTTCCTTCAGTTCATCGACCTTGTTGTTGATGACGGTCACATAGATATCATTGAGAGGCTTGCCCTGCACAGGGATGATAGAGTCTTGTCCGAGATTACCATCAACATGGACGAAGTCCTTGGAGGTATCTGCATACTCTTCCTCATTGACAGAGCCATCGCTGCGAATGAAGTGTCTCGGCTTGGCATTGGCAAGCATATTCTTCATGATCGCTTGATTGCCTCGGTCAATGTATTCCTGTGAGTCCTTGCCGACATCGATGTAGCCGAAGCCCGTGGGCGTTCCCTCGGTGATGAAGAGAGGATCGAATACGAAGGGGTACATACCATGGTCATACCATCCTCGGTCGGCAAAGTTCGGATCATTCTCGGTAGCGAACAGCACCTCATCATTGACATACTTGACATAGTGAAGTACCGTCTTGCCATTGACCGCCTTTTTGTAGTACCAGTCAACCACAATGCTCTTATTGTTGGTATCTACGTTGTCATCGTATATGTACTTGGTGATGTCCATCGTGGCAGTGCCGAGCTTGCCCTGAAGCTGAGGATATGCGCCCATCAGAAGGTCATTGTCAGCAAGCTCTACATGGAAGAGGTTTCGGGACTTCTGAATGTCCATTATGCCCGACTCCCAAAACAGATTGATGAGATCAATCTTGCGAATTGAGATATCACCGAGACCATTCATCTTAGACTTGTCCCAAAAGACTCCATATACACCCGTACCCATCTTGAGCTTGTAGTTCATGACGTCGGAATATGTTTCCTCAAAGTCGCACTGATCCAAGATTACAGGGATAATAGAGGTCAGCATCTCTGCCTCTGCCTTATCTCCCTCTTCTCTCGGAAGCACGTTCGGGGAAGGGAAGTTGTCCATAGCATCTGCGTGTTTATTGGCTATGCAGTTAAAGAGCCACGCAGACGAAGGCTGTACCTCTGAGGTATCATTCTTCCTCATACACTCCCAATGGCGGATCTTGTACCATTGCTCGTTGTCTACGATACGCTTCTCAAGGTTGGCTTTGCCTTCCTTGTACTTCTGAAGGGTAATGTTAGCCTTCTGTATCTGCTCCTTGCCGATGACCTGTGCAAGAGCCTTGAAGCCATCCATAGCCCCCGATGCATCCATGCCCTGTCCCTGCATCAGCTTCGCCTGTTGCATCTGATAGAGCCTCTGTGCCTCAGATTGGGCTGTAGGGCGCGGAGCAGACTGTCTACGCATTAACTGATCCTCGTTGCTTACGGACTGTTCTGCTCCATTCTGTGAGGTCTGAGGAGGTGTTTTCTGCGTCTCCTGCTCTTCATGCTGTTTCTTTTTGAATATTGCCATTATTCATCCTCCGATATAATCTCCATTCTTGGTCTTGTCGTGCGCGTTGATAGTTTTTCTTTCGGAATGTCAAGGAATATGTTAAGCGGATTTGTAGCATAGTCATCAGGCTTAACCGCCACTCTCGGCTTAATAGGTCGAGACATACAGAAATACCTCGCCTCGTCTGCTACATGATCTTCTCCATCGGTATCAAGGTCTTCGGGCTTATGCTCGTCATACTGAAGGAGAGGAATGGTTCTTATAAAAGCCTTGCAATTAGAGAAGATATACATCATCGGATATCCGTTCTCGTCAAATGCAAGTCTGTAATGCATCTGCATCCATCCGGGGATTCTCTTATGATCTCCCGGAGTGAAGAATACTTGATGCTTTGAGGCGACATCTGCTATAGACTCGCCTGTCTCTGCATCCCATATAGCAGGGTCTGCGATGCCTTGTATCTTCTTTCCCTTCAGCCACCTATGCTCTGTCTCTATTTTATGTATCTCACTGAATACCTGCGGTGGAGTCCACTTAATACCCTCATTAGGTGTCTTGGTACATCCGTAAAGCTCAAGGATACGGTATACAACTCCGTCAAAGTCCACAGCCCACCAAGCACAGGAGAATGGCTTATTGTATCCCCAGTCAAAGGAGCGATATATCTTCCAAGAGTCGGGTATCTCAAAGGGATCAATAACGTGAGACCATTGCCTCGATGCATATTGTTCGGGACGATCTATGAAGTCCTCAAAGAACTGTCCCTCAAATATATCCCATTTGCCGTATAGCCAAGCCTCACGCAATTTGGGTGGGAGAGCTTCCAACTGCTTAATATAATCAGGCTGACTCTCCATCAGCACCTTATTATCTGTTACAAGGGATTGAATGAAGGTGTAGTCATTCGCGTCTTCCCCATCCTCATATCGCTTGTCAATGAATATGCGCTTGATATAGCCGTGTCCCTGTCCTCCGGGGTTGCAAGTATAGTAGACTCTCTTTGGAAAGTCATTTACACCGCGCAGACAGGCTGTGATGGTCTTCATTTGGAACTCCGATAGCTGCGTTGCCTCATCCAAGAAGATGACATCATACTCAACGCCTTGCAAGCGATCAAGGTCTTTGTCATTGTCACAGTATGTAAAGTTGATGGTAGAGCCGTTAATAAACTTCAGCACCTTATCCTTGTCATTATATTTGGCGATGCCGAGAAGCTCCTTGCGGAGTATATTGATATGGTTGTTGATTAACTCAGGATAGGTTCTGCGGACGATTAGAATGCGGATGCCTGCAAAGTTAAGAGCAAGCAGTTTCGCCTTGGTACGAACCGACCAAGACTTGCCACCACCTCTCGCGCCACCAAATCCAACGTGCTTTGTCTTAGCCTTGAGGAACTGCTTCTGCTTATCGCTTGGGGGAGATATGATAACCTTCATCCGCTATACTCCTCCGCCTCAGAGCCTATTGTAACCTCGATGTCCTTGGATGTATCATCAGCCACAGCCTGCTTCTCAAGGTTTCTGATCCTCGCCTCTTGCTCTCTCATATCAGCATCAGACTTAAAGCCTTTAATCTCCTTAAGGTCTTTCAGAGCCGACGTAAGATGCTTCATAGATTGCGTGTCGAGAGGGACAGCATCCACAAGTTCGGATATCTTACCGAGGAGCTTGTTCGCCACGTCAACGATGTCAACCGCCTTTTGCGCTTCCTTGTCACTTATGGTCTCAACCATTTTCGTTGTGGCTTTGTGGTTAGCCTGTTGTCTCAGCTTGTGCCATTGTTCCTCGATAGCGTGTGTCTTCAAGGTGTTAAAGGATACACCATGCTTTTCGGCAAGCTTCCTGTAGCTCGTACCGCCTGCGATGTATTCTGCTTTTATTCGTTTCCAATCCACAAGAAGCCTCCCTTCTGCTTTGATGGCTATATGATATCAAATATTTTTCTCGTACCTGTACCTACCCACGCAAAAAATTTTGAGAGGGAACTTTCGTCCCCTCCCGTGGTCATGTTTCCTTGATGCGGATGCTATATACGGCAAGCATTAATTTACGCTTGATCTTGTATGCCTCGGTACGAACTCCCTTGGTATCCTCAACTATGTTCTCCCCGGTCTCAGCGATGGTATAAACAAAGTCAGCATAATATGAGCATTCCTTCTCAATACACCTCTGCCCGTCCTTGAGCCTTTTTCCCTTCTTAGAGTATCTCTCATAGGTCTCATATTGAGATGGGATCAGAACATACTTTACCTGTTGCCGTAGGTGTGTGATAACTCCTGCCTTTTCAAGAAGGAGCAACTGTTGCAATCGTCTCGCTTCTTTCTGACTATCGCAACCCTTTGTTTTAATATTTTTATACTTACTATATGTCATCATCAACACCATACTTTCTGTTTAACATTTGGTGAATAAGGCATTTACGGCATCCGTGGATATCATAGCAGAAGGTTCGCTTGTAAGCCTTGCGCTCCTGTTCAGAGCAGAACATGAGACTTATTGAGTTACCCTTACTAACCCCCTCGCACCGCAACTGTACCTTCTTCCGTTGGTTCTCACTATGTATGCCGAGATAATATGGGCAAGCCACATATCTCTCATCCCTTTCACCCAAGTTAATCACCTCCATCAAATATTTTAAATAACAACCATACGATACCGAATGCTATCGCAGCCATAGCAAAGGTTGCTAATAATCCGCGCAAAAGCATCTGCACGAAGCCTGTCATGTTTCTTCCTTCCTTTTCCCACAACTGCAAAAATCGTTATCGCCCATCATTCCATCTCGGTCAAGTGGGCATCCGTCTTTGTCGTGTCCGTTTTTTCGGAAGCGATAGATGCAATCTTTGCACCTAACTACTTCGACAACATCGGCGGAAATGTAATTATTGCAATTCTCAAAACCGTATTTGTTATGGTCGCACACTTTGTTTGCTTTGCAAGTTTCACACGTTGCCATCACCCTCACCGCCTTTCAATTTTGCTTCAGCTTCTCCTCTTGTTAAATAAATATCCCAACTGTATTTTTCGTTTCTTGTTCCATCTTGCATAAGACACAGAACGCCAAGGCTATTAAAACGGATAGTATAAGAAAACGCAGGTAACGGCTCATAGCTGATAGAAACAACTCTTACTTCAAGTATTTTCTCTCCCCATACCTTGTAGCAAATTTGACCTATTTTGCAAGGTGGCATAATAGCACCATAGTCAATAAGTTCGTCGGCAATATCGTCCGCCCATTCCGACAAGCCATCTAACATTATCGGTTGCTTAGATATATCCTTAATTACTCCTATCAATCTATCACGCATTATCACCACCGCCTTTCTCGGTTGGGTGGTCTTCCTTTCTCATATAATAGTCATTCTTCGCATAGTCAACATTTCTTTTACAACAAACACACTTTGATATATCTTTCGTTGTATCGTCTATATTTTCATAAACACAGCCACTACAAGGGTTATCCATTCTCCTCATCTTCCTTTCTAAATTCATCGAACAAAGTAGGCGCGGTCGTGAAATTGCACCAAAGCACTTCCGTCCGTGGATCGCTGTTTTGGTTATATGATTTTTTCCTGATAGTGTGCCACCCTCGAAGTTCCCGATCATACATTTCTGAAGGATAGCCGCTTAAAATAACAAAGCCCTTAAAGTCACGAAGCACGGCCAGCAATTCAAGATGATCTTGTTCGTCCATCTCGTGACGGTACTGCTTGCCGCCCCTTGTATGCAGAAGATACGGCGGATCGGCATACACTAAAACGTTTTCGTGATTGAATTTCTTGATAATTTCCAGTGCCGGTCGATTCTCAATCTGCACTTTTTTAAGACGTTCAGCAGCTTGACGAAGCAGCACGGGCATGTTGTTCCAGCAGTCAACACAATAGCTTCTTTCACGAGCATAAACGTCGATTTTGAAGCCCGTTTTTTCATATGTCTTAAAACCGTGTCCCATTCGCGATCTAATAGCAAACCTGTATGCCTTATCAAACGCATCTGTACCACGGTTTTCGTAGGCATCGTCAAAAACTTCTCGGGCATATGGTGTCAAACTTATCGCTTCGGTCAGCCTGTCCGTCTCTTCGCGAAGCACTTTAAAGAAATTAACAATGTCACCATCAATATCGTTGACCGTTTCAATCGCTGAAGGCGGCTTATTAAAGAGCACCGCGCCAGATCCGAAAAAGGGCTCCACATACGATCGATGGCGAGGCATTAAAGAAACGATCTGCTCTGCCATACCCCACTTCGCCCCGGGGTAATTCAATATCGCTTTCATTCCTCCACCTCCTCGATCCGAACGATCTCATGTCCGGGATATTCCAAGCGAAATTTCCGCTTGGCGTTGTATTTGGAATATGCTTCAATCTCAACCTTTCCGAGCTTTATCCCGGAAAGGTATGTAACCTTAAACTTTCGTAACATCTCAATAGCCCTCCGCTTCTTCACGGGTTATGAAGAAATGAATGCCAGCCGAGCATTCTTCCCAACGATCCTCGCAGAAATTATCGACACACACTGTCTTCCCGACGGTATAGATAAACTTATCATCGTACTTACTTGCTGCCGATGTAATGCCTGACTCGCTGCCATCTCTTTTTGTGATTGACAAAACGATAGCTTTATCACATCTACATTTCCGAGAGGTTGCTGAACATCTACGCGCATCTTCAGGGATGAGAAGTTTTACGATTAAGTTGTCTCTTGCCTTTTTAAAGGCAATAAATGATCCCTCCTCAGGACAAGCAATGGGCGGTATACCCTTTGCTCCCCCAAGGTCTGCTCCCCTAAGGTCTGCTCCCCTAAGGTTTGCTCCCCCAAGGTCTGCTCCCCTAAGGTCTGCTCCCCTAAGGTCTGCTCCCCTAAGGTTTGCTCCCCTAAGGTCTGCTCCCCCAAGGTCTGCTCCCCTAAGGTCTGCTCCCCTAAGGTTTGCTCTCCAAAGGTCTGCTCCCCTAAGGTCTGCTCCCCCAAGGTTTGCTCTTTCGCCATCAGGTTCATCACACAACCAAAGTTTGTGTTTGCGAAGGAATACATCTAACTCTTCTTTAGTGATTTTTTTCATGACTCTAATCTCCTTATATTTTTTTACATCTTCTGTCCTTAGCCGCCATATCCATGATGGCTTGATAGTGCGTCTTCTTTTTGAATCTTTTGCCCGATAGTTCACATTCAGCAACGATTCCGACATAGTGATTAAACTCGTCAATAGAAAGCTCGTCAAGAAGCGAATCCATCTGCTCGTCGCTAATGAATACTACGCCCTTTCCGAGAGTGCCTCCGATGAGGTTTCTTTTCGTCTTCTCCTTTTCCTCATCGGTCGCTTCGGCGTGAATGAATGAATGAGATTCTTTTTCTTTATCTTTTTCTTCCTCTTCTTCTATGTGCGGACTGTCCGTGGACTGTCCGTGGACTGTCTTGGACTCTTCAAGAAGTGCTTTCGCTTGCGCTCTTTTTAATCGCTTACGCTCACGGTCTTTTGCCCTGATTTCGGCAAGCTTGTCCGCGTTCTGATACTCATCCCACCCTGCGATAGAAAAGAAGCCGTTGTCGGTCACGATCATATCAAGCTGCTCCAAAACCTGAAGGGCAAGGATGACAGTGTTCTCCTCAAAGTCAAGCTCATCCGCAAGCATCTTGGGGGTGTATGGGATGTTCTCCGTTAAGAAGATCATCCCACCCGAATTGCATCTGCCTGCCATAGTTAAGAGCATTACCCATATAAGCACGATATTATTGCCCTCAGGAAGCCTCCTCAGATGCCTTATCTTCCGATTATCAAACATATCCGTGGTCAGTTTTATCCATTGGACTTCAGCCATTTTTATTCACCTCGCTACGGAGTATTCTTACTGCTTCATTTGCCGTATCCAATTTAGTTTCCAATGCGGCAATTATCGTTCTGTAGTATCGGTGGAGTTCGTCGCATCTCGCCTCATAACCTGCTCGGTAGCCATCTTTGTAACCATCTGCCATTCCTGCATGGTAGGACTTCCTTCTCGCATTTACCATTATCGGATGGTTATGTCTGTTGATTTTCCCTTCAGCCATTTAATCACCTCCTATTCTCACTTTCGTTACTGCAATGCTCAAACACCCCACTCTCGATGAGCCTTGTGACGATGCGCTTTATCATAATGGGAGGGACGGACATACAAGTTATGTAGGAAATGTTGCTTCCCTTGTAGTCATAGTCAGAAGGAAATGTGCACACATTTATGTAGTCTTCATTTGAAAACTTGCATCTGTCTGTACCACGATAAAAGCCGTGTGACGTTAAAGTTTGGGAGACTGCATCATCAAAGGTTATCTTCTCGTTAAATCTTGATTCCTTTCCCCCTTGTCGGATGATAACATCGGCCAGTCGCTTATCGCTTGGGATCGCCAACTCAAGAAGATGCTTTACCTTTGCGCTCGGCTCAGTGCCTACGCCTTCCTTGACTTCTCCAAAAAGAATCGGCTCATAGTTGAAGGACATATCCAAGTCATTAATGTCAAAATGAATGTCACTTCTCACGGCTATAAAAAACACCCTACGTCTTGTCTGAGGAACTCCCATGTGTTGTCCATTGAGCAACCAATGTTTGACCTGATAGCCTATATCGTGAAGTTGCTTGTATATCTTTTGAACATAAGACCAAGCCTCACCCTTTATAAGCCCCTCGACATTTTCCATTATCATTACCTTGGGACGGAGCTTTGCTACCGTCTCAATGAATACAAAGGAGAGATCATCGAGAGTTTGCTCGGCTTGCCCTTCTCTGAACTTCTTCTTTTTGCCCCAAGACTTCTCTCGCTCACCAGCCATAGAGAAGGTGGTGCAAGGAGGAGAGCCATCGAGGATATCAAGGTCAAAGAGTTCTTGTGGGAGTTCCTCGTTGGGAAGTAGATTGAATTTTCTGATATCCATAAGAAAATTATGCTTAGGATGGTGATTTTTAATGTAAACCTCATTCATTTTAGGATCTATCTCACAACAACCGATTACATCACAGCCTGCAAGCTTGTACCCCATCGTAGAGCCACCGCCACAAGCGAAGCAAGAGAACACCTTGAGACCGTTCTTTTCTTTGGGATAGTCGTTAGCCATAGTCCACTTCCAGTCTGTAGACTTTATAGGCTTGTACTTCTTTGCCTCCTCTTCGGGCAAAAGGTCAAATATAGATAATGTTTCCATACCCTACCCCCTTAGAACGGCAAGTCACCATCGTTGGGGACTTCTTCAAACTGAGGAGCATTGCCATACGCACTCGGCATATATGTAGAAGGCTCATTTTTAGCCTCTGTGGAGCTTTCGTTATTACCCACGAATGAAACCTCATCCGCGACCACTTCCGTGGCATATCGCTTGTTTCCTTGCGCGTCCTGCCACGTTCTCACTTGCAGATGACCGCAGACAAGGATCGGCTTGCCTTTCTTGAAGTATCGAGCAACGAACTCCGCAGTCTGTCTCCATGTCTGAATGGCGATGAAGTCGCAAGCCTGCTCACCCTCTTTTGCGAATTTCCTATTAACGGCGATGTTGAAGGAGCAGACCGAGATGCCCGAAGTGGTACTTTTAAGCTCAGGATTCGTTGCCATGTTGCCGATAAGGATCACTTTGTTAAATGATGCCATTGTTATTACCTCCATCCGCGAGGCGGTATACCTTGAAGGATACCGTCTCGCCATATCTATTCTTACTTGTTTTGATTTCGCTCACGATGTTATAGCCTTGTCCCTTGAGGTCATGTATCCTTGAGGCAAGCCTTGCCACTCCAAGGTCTGTAAAAGCCTCAAAGGACGATATAGAGCCGAACTGCGTCATATAATCGATGATTCTTTGACATTGCGTGAGTTTCATTCAGCCATCACCTCGCCCGTCTCGGTATCAACCTCGGCATACTCTGCCTCGTAGACGATATCGTTCTTCACCTCGTACATATCCTCGGCAAGCTCGGTCTTGATGGTCTCGTCCTGTACAACCGCTTTCACGAAGTCGGACTTCAAGGGAGCATACTTGAGGACTCTCTTGAGGACGGTCTTCTTCGCCATCTCCTCAAAGCTTGTCTTCCAAGGAGAGAAGGACGAGTTATATGCCTTGCTATACTTCTCAGCGTGTCTGCGGACATCGTCCATCGACATCACCTCAAAGCCGAAGCCGCCCGATTTAGTCTTAAACATAGCGTATACCTTGATAGGTTCGCCTCTGTCCTTGGATGCAGGAGTGTGCTTGAGAGTAGGCTCAAGACCGTAATTGCACTCAAATTCATCGTTCTCGTATACGATGTGAGACTGGATCACCTCAACCTCTCCGCTTCTGTATGCAAGGTCGATCAGACCTTTATATCCGAGTTGGAACTGTGCCTCAAGGACTCCGTGGTTCTGATAGGGAAGAATGTAGGCTTGTCCAAGAGGAGTGTTAGGCTCAAGACCGAGCTGTGCTGCGGACATCATCGCTCCGAGGAAGGAAGGAGGAGTACACTGACCGAGCTTGGGATTGACGGAAATTGCGGAGAGAACCATACGGGTAAATCTTTCGGGAGTGATAACAGAGGGAAGTGCCTTTTTGATCTCGCCTTCCATTGCCTTGATGTAGGTCTGCATGGTCTTCTTCTCGCCGCTCGTGGTGGTTGCTACCTTGTTCTGAATCGTGTTTGCCATTGTTTTAATCTCCTTATGTTATGTAAATTATTTTTTATTTTCGGTGACTTTGAATGTTCTATAGGTTGAAGTTTTGTAATATTCAGACAAATCAATGTCTTTGTGATCGGATGCGAATTTCTTAGCATCGAAGGTGCTTCTTGAGGTAGATGCCCAAGAGACCTTATAGCCATCCGACTCGCCGCTTCCTGCTTCTCCGAGAAATGCCTTGATGCGGTTAGCTACCTCGTCTCTCTGCTTCTCAACGTCCTTGATGAGAGAGGTGTATGTCATATAAGACTTAAGGTCTGCCTCGTATGCGAAAAGATTGACGGACTCATCATTGGATTCGGGGTACAAGATAGAGATGGTATTGGTAGTGGAAGCGGCACCGTCAGTGGCAGGCGCGGTCTGTTTTTCTACGAGCTTCCAAAACTCTGCTTCCGACTTGGCGAGAGCCTCGATCTCTTCCTCGTCCCTCTCAATCTCAAAGACCATAAATTCCTTGTTAAGAACGAGGACTGCGAGATACCATTTCTTGCATCCTGTGACCATCATATAGTGGACACACTGGACATAATAGGTATCGGGATATGCGCCGTTTTTAAAATTCTTCATGTTCAGTGCCGAGGTGGTCTTGCACTCAAGCCCTGCGTCCTCACCGACAATCATTCGGTCTACGTTTGCATGGGCGAAGGGATAATCAGGATTGATGAGGATATTGTTCTCTCTGCGTACCTTCTTCCCGGTAGCCTCGCAGAATCTCTGCGCGACATAGAACTCAAGGTCTCTGCCTTGCCTCATCGCTTCGTTGTCTTCCTTGGGAGGGATCTTTCCGAGCTTGTCTGCCCAAACGGAGTAGGGACTTGACCAAGGATTAAGACCGATAATGCTTGGTGCATCCGATCCTCCGATAGACTTCTGACGCTGTGCAAGCCACTCGTCATGCGACATATTTAAAGTGGATACTTTTATAAGGTTCTTGTTCATTTTTATCCCCTCATTCTCTTATAAATTTTGCCTTCAGACATTCCTCGCAAAGCTCTTCGCCTGTGACGAATATCTTCGGGAATGTCATTGTAATATCTGACATGTACGCGGTCGCCAATCTTAATTTCCACGGCTCTTGTCCTCCAATACGATAAAGATGTTCTCCCACGCCTTCTGTAGCGTGTTAAAAAAGAATTCGTGTCCGTTATACGTTACGATGTGTTGTCCATTTTCTGATCTGAGTTTAAACATTTTTCATTTCCTTTCTTTTGTTAGAAGCCTCTCGGCAGACTTGGCTATCTTCTGCATTCGCCTTTGCCTCTCTGCCTCGGTAAGTATAGGAGAGTAAACCTTTGCTACGCAGTTGGGGTAGGTGAATGTCTTAGGATCTCCGTATGTGTCCTTTTGCTTCATGGTGGTACTCCTTTTAAGCGTTTGGTGTATCATATGCGTAAATGGTGTACGAGGTGCATGGTAGATTATTAATCTACTTTCTTGGCAAAAAAAATTGCCATTCTGTCCTTCATACCAATATTCAAGAGCTTGCACAAGATATCTATTTCATTCGCCTTGAATTCGCTCTTATTATTGATTTTTAGGGCAAGGGCATATGCTGTGATGCCGACACAAGCTGCAATATAACTTTTTTTATACCCGGACTTTTCGATATATTGCTCCAGTGAGGATGTGTTCGTCATATTTCGCGCCTCCTTTCTTCTATCGTTGAGTAGATTAAAAATCTACCTATGGATAGAATAACACATTCGACACGATTTGTCAAGATTTTTTTGAAAATTTCTCAAAAAAAGTTGACAAACAATCTACGAAGTGGTAAAATATAGGCAAAGGAGGTGATTAAATGTCTACTGTGGGTGAGAATATACTTCGTATGAGAAAGCGATTAGGTTGGACTCAGGAAGAACTTGCGACAAAGATGGGGTACAAATCAAAATCTACCATAAATAAAATAGAATTGGGTATAAACGATATTCCGCAAAGCAAGATCGTTAAATTTGCAGATGTCTTAGGTACTACTCCTGCTCACCTTATGGGTTGGGAAGATATTTCTGAAATTAATTTACAGCTTTTTAATGATATCCCCCCCGAAGAGCCGAAGCTTTCCGAGGGAGAGAAGATGTT